ACAGAAAAAACAGGCGCTTGAAATGATAAACGGTCATAAAAATACTTACTTAGTTATTAATTTGCGAACTCTCATTAATTCTAATGCCGGACTTGCGCCTTTAGTTTGTTTAAAAACATTTATTAACGCATCACCTGTCAATACTAAAATTTCTCTTAATTCGTCATTTTGCGTAAATTTGGCATATAACGCTTTTTCTAATAAGCCCGACTCTATTTTTTTAAACTCCTCGTCGTTCAATATTACAGTTTTAACAGATTTTTTAACAATATTAGAATTGTATAATTTTAGTGCTTCTTCATTGCTTGCCCCTACTTCCCCGTTTTTCATAAATTTACCATATAGGTCAACCAAGTCTTTAAATCGAGAACCTAACATATAATGTTTAACACTAGACCAATTGTTTCCATCGATTACTAGATTAGGAACTAAAAAATCATTATCCAGTTTTTTGCGCCATTCTGGGTATTTTTTCTTGTTATTTAAATCTAAAACATTTTTTAATGTTTTCAGTTCTGGTTTTATAGATTCCCCACTACCTTCGCCAACTTTTTCGTGTTTTGATTTGCTATATATTTGAATTATAATAGAATCACTATAATCTTGTGATTTAGGGGTTTTACTAGAAACTAAAGAATCATAGCTACTGGTTTTACTAATATTTGATGTTGGAACACCGTTTTTATTAGCAAATGCTTTAAAATCAGGTATTAAAACATATAGTCCGGCACCTTGCTCCATACATTTTTCTAAAACTAACTCTTTTATTCTATATGGCAGTTCATTAAATGTTAATGCTCCGCGCTTTGTATTTTTATCATATGTTATTAATTTATAATGAATACCTTTAATATAATCAGTCATTATGTAGAATGATGGTTCAAAAATACCTTGTGCTTGTAATTTCTTATCGGCTTCAGAACATTGTAAAACCAGTTCTTTTTCACCATTTAAGAAATGATCTTGTGATAGCACAATAAATTTCACTTTATACAATCGTTCTAATGTAACCAATGCCCAATTATCTGCCCAATATTTCCCTCCTACTTCCATAATTACCTTTTTAAAATCAGCTACTGTTTCCACATCTTTCATAAATTCAAATTCTTTTGTTAAATCATCTAATTCTTTATTTTTATCACTAACAGAAGACATTTTATCAAAATTAGATTTAACATCGCTGATCATTTTTGCCTTATCTGGACCATCAGCAGTTGTAGTAATCATCTTTTTTAATGTATAATGTTTCTTTTTATATTCTTTTAACTGGGTTTGTGTAGTCTTCAGACTATTATAGAATAATCCAAAAAACTCTTTGTAGTTTGCCAATATTTCTTCAGTAACCTCATTTGCTAATTTTTCACGAATTGATTTGACTGATGTATCTATTTTTACACTTTTTAACGCGTCTCGTAAAACCGCAAAAAAACAATCTCCACCGCCCTCATTGTCTATAATATCATACTTATTGCTTCTTAAATATTTATTTACCCATTTATCAGATGGATCCTCTTCGTATTTATTAATTTCGTAATCACTTTCTTCTTTAGTTTGACTATTTAATTCCATTAAATCATATTCTTGACTTATAAGTTTTTGTGGTTTTTTATCAACATTGCCAATACTTTCATCATCACTCGAACCATCATCACTCGAACCATCATCACTAGAACCATCATCGCTCGAACCATCATCACTACTATTAAAATCACTTGCGTTAGACGTTGTTTCAAATTTATCAATTAACTCGTAATTGTTCATAATTAAAGGTTTAGCAAATGGAAATATAATTGGTTCAGACATTTTATTTAAATCCACGTCCTGATTTGAATCCAATAATGAAGCAAAATCTGTATTGTTTGATTCATATATGCCTATTTTTGATACAACTGACCCATTATTTGCTAAATAAATATTAAAATACATAATATTATTACTTATAAATTCAAATCTAGGCGTTCCTAAAACGAATTTTATATGCTTATTATATATTTTAGCATTATATACATATGCTTCATGATTTAAATCTGATTTATCAATATTATTTGTAATAGCGTATTCTACTTTGCTGTCAATATTAGATGTAATCATTATATATATTATCTATTTTTATAAATGTATTTTTAAACTATTATAATAATAATAATAAATATATTTTAACGCTTTTACATTTTTAATTATACAAATCTTATATTATCGAAGTTATAAAGTTTGATTAAACTAATATATAAAGTTTGATTAAACTAATATATATTTTTTATATTTATCTTGAACATCCATTAATTTGAATTTTATTTTATTTGTAAAACTAATATAATTAGTTTTATTAATTAATAGCGAATTAATAGCCTCATATATTTTTAAATTCGCATCTATTTTTTTAATTACTCTTATTTCTTTAAATAGTTCATTATATATTGTAATTATGAACTCTAATATGCTCTCGCAATACGCACTATTGTTTTCAATTTTTAAATTGGTTATGAAAAAATTATGTAAGAGTAAAATAAATTCTTCAATAATAGGCGTATTAATAAATAAATTATGTATGTAATTATTTTTTTCTAAATTTGCTGTGTTTTCTAACTCATAAATGAGTGTTTTTTTATAAATATTTATAATAAAAATTATAAAGCATTTGTATTTATCATTATTTTTATTTATTGTAAACTCGTCCTCTTGTTTAATATTAGTATTGGTATTTGTATTTGTATTTGTAATATATTTTTCAAAATTTAAAAAATCCTCATATTTCTCTTTTAATAAATTATATAAAAATATATTTTCTAAGGTATAATTTTTAATGTAATAAATATTAAGTAATGAAAAAAAAACACTTACATATATTGAACTATATGTAATATTATTATAACATATATAATCAATAATATATTTGTCCATCGAAGATTTATCCATCGAAGATTTATCGACCGAAGATTTATCAACCGAAGATTTATCAACCGAAGATTTATCAACCGAAGATTTATCCACTGAATCTAATTCGTCTATGTTTTCTTGTATGCTTGACTCTAGTAATTCATTATAAATAACCAAAAATTCATTTTCTAATTTATTATAGTTAGACGGTGCTAATTTATTTAATAATGCTTTAATATTACTTTTAGCAATATTTATTTTAGTTTTATCAACTGGAACTTTTCTAACACTTGTTGTTTGTAATATGTTAAGTTTATTGAATTTATTAACATTATTGAAGTCTTTAGAACTATTATAATTATCATATTTCTTAAATTTTGATTTCTTCTTTAATTTATTATCGGTTTCTTGGTCAAAATTATTTAATGATAGATCATTATTAACTGTTATTAATATAGTATTTAACAAACTTTGAAGTGTTTCCTCTAAGTTTATATTCTCCAAAGTTTTATAGTAATTATTAATAAATTGTGTATCGTAAATTAACATACAATATTATAATTAATAAATTATAATAATATTTTTTTAATTATTTTCGTTATATTAATATTTATAAAGTAATTGTTATTATTAATAATACGATGAATTTTATTAACACTTTAATGAATTTCTACGAAGATGCCAATTTAAATACTAAAGAACAATTTACAGATTGCTTTAAGTTGCCAATAGAATACTTAGACATTTCTTATGTTCAATTGTTAAGCAATAATATTGTTAATGATTTAGAATTAGTAAAAGTAAAACCATCTTTGACAAGTGATTCTATAGAATTAGATAACGCAAATAGTAATACTAGTGAAAACAATACATCAATTATTAGTGCTAAAAATAACGACGAATATAATTTATATTATCATGTTTTTAATCCAACCAATGCCTTTGAAAAAAACATTATTAATAGATGGTCTAAATATTATACCAACAATGTAGAATTTTTATCAGAAACGCAAGTTTTATTAAAGAATTATACCACTTTTAAGAAAGTAGAATTTTTAGAAGATAAAACTACACCCAAAGAGGACGCACTATATACTAAATGTGAAAAGATTATATATGACAATGGATTTATAAATAATTATCAATATATTGATATACCATTATTAAGTAAGTATAATAATAATAGTTTATGCTTACAATTATTGAGTGTATATAATCTTTCTTCGCCTGTATTTTCATTGCTTATTCCAATATTATTTCTGTTATTACCCTTTTTTATAATAAAACTACAAGGACATAAAATAACATTTGGGCTATATTTTGATCATTTAAAAAAGGTATTTTCCAATCATATTATTGGGCAATTGTTTTCTTCATTTAGTAATACTAATTTTACAAATAAACTTTATTTGCTTTTTAGTTTTGGATTTTATATTTTTCAAATGTATTTAAATTTTACTAGTTGTATTAAATATTTTACAAATATTAAATATATCCATGAAACTTTATTTGACTTAAAACACTATATTGTGGGTTCTTTGAATAAATATAATAATTTCTTGAAGTATTCTAAAGATTTAACAAAGTATAAATCATTTAATGATGCTATTAATACAAATATATCTATTTTTACATCTTATTTAGACGAATTAAATAAAATCACACCATATACCTTAAATATCAATAAATTAGTAGAATTAGGACAATTAATGAAATGTTTTTATTACTTAAATAAAAATGTAAGCATCATTAACAGTTTGTATTTTTCATTCGGTTTTAACGGTTATTTGAAAAATTTAGAAACATTGCAAAACTTTATAAATAATAACGTTATGAATTATTGTAATTATGATAATTCTAAACCCACATCGTTTAGAGACGCATATTTTGCTAATTTAAATAGTATTGAAAAGTGCGAAGCAATTACAACAAATAACAAAAATAAAAACTATGAGCGTAAGATTGTAAAAAATTCATATTCACTGGATAAAAATATAATTATTACTGGTCCAAATGCTTCAGGCAAGACTACTCTGCTAAAATCAACATTGTTTAATATTATTTTATCTCAACAAATAGGGTGCGGATTTTTCAATAGTGCCTCTGTAAAAATATATGATTATATTCATTGTTATATAAATATTCCAGATACAGGAGGACGCGATAGTTTATATCAAGCAGAAGCAAGACAATGTAAAAATATATTAGAAACAATAGAACATAATTCTACTAAAAATCACTTTTGCGTTTTTGATGAGTTATATAGTGGGACTAATCCAGATGAAGCAGTTGATAGTGCCTATGGTTATTTAAATTATTTAAATAAATTCAATAATATAGATTATGTTTTAACAACACATTATACTAAATTGTGTAAGAAATTAAATAAACAAAACAATAATTTCTACATGAAAGTAAATAATAATGCTACAGATTTTGAATATACTTATAAAATTAAAAAAGGTATTTCAAAAGTAAAAGGCGCAATGAAGGTTCTCAAAGATTTAAATTACCCAGAAAATATTATTACGACTATGAAAAATTAATTAATATTATTCGTTAAACAATACTTAAAATAATATAATTAAACATTAATATAAATGTCATTTTTATTTAAATTTATAGATTCGGGATTTTTATTAACATTAGGATTAATTTTACTAATAAGTGGAGGAATTATGTTATATTGTTATAGGAGACTAAATTTATTAGAAAAAAGTGTAATAGAGCATGGTAAAATTTTACAAAATTTTATTATAAATTATAATGTTCAAATGCATCGTCTATGTTTAGCAAACACCTCTGTTGATATTAATAAAAACAATGATTCTATTACTGAGAATAACACAACAGAATATGTAGAATTTGATAAAATAAAAAAAATTAATTTAGGAGAAAAAATATCTGTTTCTGACGAAGAAGATTCGGAAGACGAAGGTGAAGAAGAAGACGAAGATGAAGATGAAGATGAAGATGAAGATGAAGATGAAGATGAAGATGAAGATGAAGATGAAGATGAAGATGAAGATGAAGAAGATGCCGAAGATGAAGAAGATGCCGAAGATGAAGACGAAGA